CTTTGACCATCAAGAAATATTTTGATGATCAATTACTCATCAGTACTCAGAAGCCACGTTCCCTTCGGGGACGTTTAGTGCTTCAAGAGGCACGACGAATTTGTCGTTCGATACTGGGCTCCATTGATAAAGAAGAGCTCGTTACGCTATGTCGGTTCGGAAGGAAGAGCAGTATTGGATGTCCCTATGCCTTTGCATACATTGATTACAAGTTAACCAATGTTCAGGCATTCACGGGCTCAAAAGAGTGTTCTAAGTGGTACAAAGAGAATATTTTGAAACATGACAATATTCTCCGCGAACTTCGTGATGCCCTCACGGGCGATCCGAACTTAGAACATGAATCCCTTAATTTGATCAACGTTCCAAAGACTTGGAAGGTTAATAGGAGCATCACCCCACTAACACTTTTAACGCTATTTTATAGCTATGGTGTTGGTGGTTTGATTACTGATGCACTATCTAAGCATGGGCTAGATATCCGTCGCCTTCAACAGCGACATAGGAATCTAGTTAGAGGTTATTCTCTGTCGCGTTCACACGCGACCGCGGATCTCTCTCGTGCTTCTGATTCACTCACTTCGTGGCTTCTTAATTCTGTTTTGCCACGTGAGTGGTATAATGCGATAAAGAAAACTTTCACCCATCAGTTATCTGTGGATGGAGTTTTGCATTATACTGAGTCCATTTTACCAATGGGCAATGGTCTAACTTTCCCTGTTGAAACCTTAGTCTTTTACTGTCTTACTAAGGCGATTGGAACATTGGCTAATGTACGAGGGACCTACTCCGTTTACGGAGACGATCTCATTTACCCATCACGACTGCATCCATATGTAGTTGCGGTGTTCGATGAGTTAGGTCTCGTCCTTAATTTGGACAAAACATTCGTGCATTATCCATTCCGCGAGTCCTGTGGTAGCGACTATTATCACGGGGTCGACGTCCGCGCCTTCTATTTGCAAGGTGTTGGCGAGATGTTAGGGAAACATCGTTACGCCGCTTTTCTATACAAAACCATAAATGGTCTGTGTAGAAGGTGGGATCCTTCTGAAATACGATCAACACTTTATATGTTGATTGTGGAATTGGCATCGCTTG